GACCTGCACATACAGGTCTGGCACCACCAGGCTCGTCGTGTTCAGGCTGCCCTGCTGATAAATTGTCATGGCTAGGCCTTCCGGGGTTGTGACGTGCCAGCGGCCTGCGCAGCCACCCTAACCACGTCATGGGCATTTTCCGACCGCTGAACCGCCGCCACCTTGGTATCATCGGTGATCACATCACCCGTCCGGTAGGTCCCAAACGGCCGCACAACAACAAGATGCACCTGCATTAAATGCTCTCCATCAGGCCACGATTACCGAGCCGTTGAGATCAAGCTCGCCAAACAACATGCGCGTCGCCGCGGTTTGTATAGTTGTTGCGTACTCCGCAGCATATACCAGATTGCGCCGGTAAACGGACGCCGTCTGGTCATCGTCAATGTTCTCCGCGGAGCGGAACCGCAGGCGCGCCGATGTGCCATCCGCAAGATTGAGAAAGGCGACCGGCGCCAATGCCTGGATCGATACATCGCCGACCAGATCGCGCATGGCCGGCGACGGCGACCAGATGGACACGCCAAAATCCATTTCCTGTCGCGCCCACTCGCACAGCGTAGCACCGGCTTGCGCTACGCGCGCGATCACCTCGGCCGCGCCTGGAACCGTAATAGTGGCACCGGTCACCCAGCAGATCTGCGCTTGGCGCACCAGATCGCCAAGCGCCGCGGCCACCAGTTCCGCGCTGTCACCTGCCTGCGCCTGATAAACGTAAGGCTGCCCAGCGACAAGCACGCCCGCCAGATCAAAGGCCGCCGGCACACCGGCAAAGGTTGCGGTGTTGCCGGTCGCCGACACCGTCAGGCTAGACTGGCTCATCAGCTCAAAGGAATAGAGGCCCCAGCGCGTGGTATTGCGGCATGTCCCTGGCACGGCGGAAACGCCAACGTCCGCCACGTTCACTGAGCGGTCCTGCGTTAACTGCGCTGCTGTAGGCCAGCCCCTGAAAACCCGTATCGCCCCCCCGCTCACCGGCGCTGCCGCCGCACCGTTCGGATACATGGCACTCAGCAATACGCTCACCAGGGCTGCTTCAACGTCCGGAAAGTCTGCCAAATGCCAACTCCCTGATCATACAGTTCGAAAGCGCTCGCGCCGGTCAGCCCGCTATCTGTCGCGCCAGCAACCGCCACCCCGCTTCCGTCTGCTCCGCCGCCTCAGTAGCGAACGTCCGTCCTGCCGAATCCGAAATAACATCAGAAACCTGCGGCGCACACGGCAGCAACGGCATCAGTATGAACCACGCGCCAAAACGCGTTTCCTGTGCCTTGCCGTTGCCTGTCGCTCGCAGCGCATGCACATAGGCGGGCCACTGATAAAGAATGTCCGGCGTCAGCCCCGCGACATTTCCATTGTAGGTCCCGCTTTGTGCAGGCCCAACACGGGCAATATTTACAATAGTGTTTGTCAAAACGCAGATGACCGGTAACAGGGACTCCTGCTGCGCGACAAAAAAAGTCTGTTGTCTATTCGCGAAATAGTCACCGGGCTGCGTGTAGAAACCGTCAAAAACGCCAACCCGCAGCGCCGGCGCCAAAGCGGCCTCGAACCGTCTGCCTCCGCTCGTCGGCAAAAACGCAGCTTTGAGTCGGATTATCTTGTTTTCCGGTGCAACCGGCTGCATCGCGCCACGTGGCCGATAGACGTCAAAATAGCCCCCAATGCGCCGCCCGGCTACCCCGCAGGACTTATGCAACAAATCCTGTAACTTCGCCCCGTCCATCACACTACCCAGGCTAGGCCGTTACCACCTAGCCCCTCGCCCGGTGGCACGCCGAAAAACGCACATAACCGCCGCCGCCACCGATCCAGCAGGTCAAGCCGGTCTGCGACCTCGTCCTTGTTATGCTGCCACGTCGCGGCGCCATCGCTATCCAGATTTTCGCTCGCGGGCGGCACTGCCCCTTCAAGCTGGTTCAGCTGTGAAAGGTAATTCAGGACTACCGTTTCTTCCGCAGGGCTTAAATTATTCATGCGATATTCAAGCGCGCCAAAGGCAGTGTAAAACCGCCAGCCCATATTGCCGATCGGCCCAGCACCATAGGCCGGATAACCGCAATGCCGCCTCACATCGGTTTTTTGCTGATCCGTAAACATCAATCGCCCCCCGCAAAAAGTGCGGCCGCCCCGCGCCGGTGCAAAATGCTCACCGGCGCCCGTGCCAGGACGGCAAAACAAGGGCTGCTACCCGATATGCTCCAGCATCACCGCCCGCTTGAAAGTCGCGTTTGTTGCAGTGGGAATTGTCAGGCTGTTACTGGTTGTGTCGGAGGGCGCACAGAACCCGCCAATCCAATACCACGATTGCGCGATAATCTGCTGCAATCGGTCAATCGGCTCGCGCGTCACCATGCATACCGAATCAACCATAGAAACAATCGAGTCCCGCGGCGCTACGTCGTCCGCCGCCATACCGGCGAAATCGCCTTCAATCAGGGCGCCCTTGCCTACCACGATAGGCCGCCTGATCATTGCCCCGGCGATCGTCGGATGCGGCTGCACATAAGCTTCGGTCGTCAATACAAAGCGCAAACCAAGGAAGTCGTTCACTACCCCCTGACCCGGGCGGAACACTTCATTCGCCGACGTCGCACCGATGAACAGCCGCTGAAAATCTTCGTCGGCGAAAAGCTGCCGCGCGCTGATCGGATCTAGGTAACAATTGAACGAGCCATCAATATCGGGCACTGCGTTCAGCCGAAGATTGGCCACTGCGTCCAGCACGTTCGCCATCGCAAGCGTATCGCCCGCCTCAAGTAGCGCGGTATTCGTGCGCGCATTTGGCCGCAAAATCAAACTTGCCGTCGCCGCCTGTACCGTCGCGCCAGCTGAGCCGTCGGCCACGGATACGTTGCCGGCAAACGTCAGTAGACCGGATACGCCATTCGGCGCCGTGCTCACATTGGTCGTGTCAACCGCAGCGCCAATCAGCGAATAGGCATCCGCGCCCACAGTGACTGTCACCGGGTTGGTGGTCGAAACCGGCTGCGGCACCCCGTTCAGAATTGCGGTCTGAAAGCCCCGCACATCGTCAACCGCAACATTCGGCCCAGCGCTCGTCAGCGTCGTCCTCACCCTTGTATTGCCGCCGAAATACGCGTTGAACAGCGCATTTCTCGCCAGATCATCCAGGCTGCGCGCAGCCTGTTCTCCGTTTACGTAGGCGTTCTGCAGAAACTGGCTGGCAATACCGACCCGCGCGGTCACCATGTTCAAATCCATGGTCGACGCATAATGGTTCAGCGTCAGCGTATACTGCTCAACGCTCCAGCCGCCTGGTGACAGACCGTTATCCAGGTTTGTATTCGTCGCGGGCGCCAACGGCACCGTCACTGCCGGCCGCAAGCCGGCACGTGTCTTGGTCAGCGTCTCACCTATCCCGACGGCAAATTCCTCACGGTCCGCGCAAACCCGATAGCCAAGCCGGGACCGCAAAGCCTGCTCGAATTCCCGTTCCAGGAACCCTTGCTGAATAATCGGTTGTAGCGCTAAGGGAAAATTCTGAATGCCCATACAAAGCCCCCTGGTTGTCGGGGGGCATGCCCCCACGATTCCGTCACCGGCCTGTTCGCCGGATCACTCAATGTCAGCGCCGGCGCAACAACTCCGCCCGTGCTGCGCGCCATTCATCCAAGCCCATTTCCGTCGCCAGCTTCGGTCGTAATGGCGCACTCGCCGGCGCGCTGGCGTGGCTGCTCGTGCTCGTCCCCCCGAACAGCCAGGGCTTCTCCCGGCGCATCCGCTTCAGCAGCGCATCCGCGCCTTTCACCACGCCGTCCGCGTCCACCTCCAATCCACCAGGATCGACCAGCTTCAGCCCATCCAGATCCACCATTCCGGCCCGCACCGCCTCAAGCTTCAACTCCGCCTGGATCGACCGTTGCCGCGCGCTCTCCCGCTGCTCCGCCAATGCTGCCTCGAGCCGCTCCGCGCGATCTCGTAACAACTCAATCTCGCCCACATCCTCCGCTCCCGCTACATCCTGCGTCATGCCGCTTTCTCCGCAACAATCCGTGCCAGTTCGGCCGGAACGTCCTCGATGTCATAGCTCGGCGCCAAGACATGCAGCGCCGTCTCGCGCGAGAGTTGTCCCGCCTCCACCAGCGACGTCATGGTCGCGGCCTCCCGCTGTCGATCCAAGGAATCCAGGGGATACCACTCCGGCCATCGCAAGGTCAGCTCTGCGTTCGCATTTAACTCGGGTAATATCTCGTCATCCACCTGCACCGGATAAAGTTGTGAAGCACGCAGCATCATGCGCATGATCCTCGCGATGCCCTCGTCGCCATAGCTAACCCGCAAATTGTCCGCTAACCACAGCAGGCCCTGGTTCATCAACTCCATCGCGCGGCCGCTCGCCGGTGCAGCCAGCCTGCTGGAATCGACTCTGTTACCATGCACGCTTTCCAGCGCCAGCTCTCGCAACACCCGCACATACTCGATCACGGCCTGGCTCGCGGTGCCGCCGATTTCCAGCAGCTTTGCGTCGCCTTTCTCGCTTAGTACCAGGGCGTTGGCCGCCCCCTTCACGCTCACCGGGTCGAGTCCGGCCGGTTCACGAATGAGCAAGGTTGGGTCACTGCTATATTTCAGCCCACGCCCGGCCTGGCTCAATTGGTAGTCGATTTCAATCGACGTATCGATGGCCGCTTCAAACGTGCACCCGCCATCAATCTGGTCGCCCCCAGGCAGGTTGCGTATCCATGCTATCGGAACAAAACCCAGCCCATGCCGCTTCGAAAGCCGCTCGTCAACCTGTGCTACCGTGTCGGTGCCAACTTGCACGGGCTCGAACCAAAATTCCCACTCGGAATCCCATCGCCGCATGAACCAATACATTGCATCCGGCTGTATCGTCTCATACCCCAGCGCAATCATCTCGCTCCCGCGCACTTTTCGCCGCTCGGTCACCCGTGCCAGGCAATCGCCGGCGGGCGCAGCCCATGCCGGCGTCAAATACGTGGGATCAAAGACCTCCAGAAAAATCCTACGGTTGCAAACGCGCATCAATACGGCAACGGAGCCTATGCTCCCCCGCCTCGCGGCATCTGTCATTACCGCATTTAATCGAACCGCCCGGCTCAGCTTCCGCGCCGCGGTCCGCACCCCCTGGTCCGACGAGTCAAACACCGGGAAATGTCCCTCGCTGAACAGCAGCGCCACGCTGTCCTCCACCACCACCCGTGGCAGCGCATACCGCACAGACGGCCGCCGCCGCCGCAACGGTATATATTCTCCGGCCGGCGTCCGCTCTTCGTGAAACTCGAACGGCAGGTCGTCGTAAAGTGTCCCGTCCAGCACGCGCTTGCGCAACTCCAATCGCCGCGTGCGTTCGGAGTAATCGGTATCCAGCCGGGCTTCCCGGATGATCGTCTGAAACACGCCGCCCCCTATCGCGCTAAATAGGCGAAATTGGTAAACCGTGCTGGTTGCGCCGTCTCAGTCAGCATCGCGAACGCCCGGGCCAGCGCATCAATCTGGTCATCCTTCGCGCCGTCCGGAAATTGCTCCAACTCATCCAGCAGCGCCACATTCCAACCCGCCCTTACAAGGCTCACATTTCCCGCATTCACCTGCGCCGCTACCGGCGCTGCCCGCAACGTCTTTGGCCCTTGCTCCAATCCGTTCGTCACCTGATACCCCGCCAGATCGCGCGTCAGCATTCGCACCTGGTACGCGCCGGCCTGTCCTGGATCGCGCG